TTACTTTATTTCTGTTAGCAGTTCGTTACATACCTTCTCGTAGTCCTCTGCCCCGGCAGATTTTGGGGCATAGTGAAAAATATCCTGCCCTTGTGTCGGGGCTTCGGCCAGCGTAATGGCGTTGCGTATATGGGTGCTGAACACTTTGCCCTGGAATGTTTCCTGTACCAGTTCCGAAACGCTCTTGTTCAGGTTCTTTCTTCCGTCGTACTGGGTTATCAGGACCCCGGCGATCGAAAGATCCGAGTTCAAACGTTGCTGCACCTTGTGGACGACCTGCATAAGTTTGGCCATTCCACGCATTGCCAGGAATTGAGCCTGAACCGGGATAATCAACCGATCCGAGGCCGTCAGTGCGTTAAGCGTGAGCAGCGACAGCGAGGGGGGGCAGTCGATCAGGATATAATCGAATTTTTCCTTTTGGCCCTTGATAAGGTGGGCTAAGATAAGTTCCCGCCCGGCCTCGTTGATTAACTCCGTTTCAACGGCCGAGAGATCCAGGCAGGAGGGAACGACGCTAAGACCGTCCTTATGCTCGTAGATCGGCAGGTCGTATTCGCCTTTCATCGCGCCGTAGATCGTTTGGGGAAGCTCCGCGGAGAAGCCCAGCGATTCGGTCAGGTTGGCCTGCCCGTCAAGGTCGATCAAAAGAACCTTGTACCCTTTTTGACGTAACGCGCCGCCCAGGTTGATCGTGGTTGTGGTCTTTCCTACTCCCCCCTTGTGATTCAATACGGAGATTACTTTTGCTTTGCTCATAAATTCAGTTTTTTAAATGGTTGTCATGTCCGCAAATATAGTTAAAATACTAATATACTAAAATACTAAAAGTAGTATTTCTCGTTTTTTGCGTGTTTTTTGTACCGATCGGGGAAGCGTACCGAAATAAATCCTGTTTCCGTCTTTCGGTACGTTTTGTTTCTGTACCGGAATTAATCAAAGATTAGAATAACCATAAATGTTTTTATACGTTAATCATACGTATGTATATATGTATATATTTGTTTTTGAGTATCTTTGTGTGCTATAAATAAAAAATAAAAGACATGAGCACTTATTCGTATAAAAATCCGAAGTTTATAAATTCCCCTAAAGGGGTGGTTGAAGTTGTAGAAGTGATTTATGACGGCAAAGATGATCCGGCCTATTCACTGGCTATTATTAAATGGGAAAATACCTATAAATTAGGTATTCGTTGGAACATCGCTTATAGTGAATGGGACGATTACCGCAAACAGAACGGGCAAGATGAATGTATAGGTAATCCACAGTCGAGAGGTATTCCCACCTGGTTTGTTTTGCCCGATGATATGATGTTTGGTGAGAAGTTCAGCGGTGCGATGCAGAGGCTTGATGAATTAAGAAAAGGTAAGTAAGCAATGGAACAGGGAGAAATCATATTATACCAGCCGGATGAAGCGGTCAAGTTGGAAGTGAGGTTGGAAGATGAAACCGTTTGGCTGACACAAGAACAAATAGCCGACTTGTTCGGGACTAAAAGGCCAGCTATTACCAAACATTTGAACAACATTTACAAAAGCGGCGAACTTGATATAGATAGCACATGTTCCATTTTGGAACATATGGGTAATGACGGCAAACAGAGATATACTACTAAATATTATAATCTTGATGCGATTCTGTCAATAGGATATCGGGTTAATAGCAAGAACGCAACCCTTTTTAGGAAATGGGCGAATAGTGTATTAAAGGATTATCTTTTAAAGGGGTATTCCATTAATAAACGTTTGTCAGAACTTGAAAGGACTGTCGCTCAACATACCGAGAAGATAGACCATGATCCGCTTCAGCTTTCCCAGCAGCCCGTCTATCAGCAGCCTTGTCCTGTAAAAGCCTGTCTGGTGCGAGAGCTTTGTCAGTTGGTTCAGATTGTTCGCCATTCCCGCCAGGCTGCGCAGCAGCGCATTCTCTTCAGGCGTATGCCTTGCCGTAACGGTGGCCGCCAGTGCCACCTCCCTGATATAGACCGCCAGACTCCGGCCGGACTTCCTTGCCCTGAATCTGAGAGCCTCGTAGCTGACGGGGGAGAACTTCACTGTCACTCCCTTGGTCAGCTTCCGCGTCCTGCCCAGTGCCGGACGGCCGCGTTTTTTCTTCATCTCATTCATATCCTTTGTCATATGTTTTTTCTTTTTCGTCCGTACTTCTTTCATTCCAAAATCTGCGACCGGCGGGAGTGGATTTACCCTCCCTGCAACCGCCGGGCGCTGGGGAGCAAGGGTTTTCGGGAATCCGGAAACATAACCTTGCTATTACTATTACAGAATCCACCCTTCAAAACAACAGGAAATATTAATATCAATGGTTTCAGATAACCGTTTCCATTCCTGGTTCGGAAGGTGGCAATGAAAGTATATCCGCCGGAGGTGTACATATATTTTCTACAGTCATCCGTTCCGGCTGATATACGACCGGCAGTCATTCACACGGTCTGACAGTCACCGGTACTCTAAAGTTTCCTCCAGCGTTCGATGTCTTGCCGGTAGGTTTCAAGATGCCGTCTTGCCAGATTCTCCAGCAGCCCGGATACGCTCATTCCCCGGCAGCCCAGTCTCAGGACGATCATGTCCAGGGCACTACGAGTTTCCTCACTGATGAACACGGCTTTAGGTCCCTTGATTTTAGGGGGAATGAGATAAGTTTCCCGATACTTTTCCAAAGCCGGGCGCTTCGGTGCCTTCTCCGGCTTTGCCGGCTGTGGGCAGGTTCCGTCAAGTATCTCCCTGAGGGTACTTCCCAACTTCTCACACAGGACGGCCATACGGTGCGTATGTCCTTCCGCCATCGTTTTTCCCACAAGGGGCATGTCTTCTTTTCCTTCTTTCATAGAAACTTGGATTTACGTTGATACGATGGTTTCCCATATACCGGGAAACCGATTGTCGCCGGCAAATAAAACGATAAAAAACAGACGGATCGACACTTAGGGTTCTGTTGGCGTATTCTTCTGTATCATTCTCTGCTTCAGGGTGTACGGACGGTGAGAACTTCATTATTATACGCATCGGAAGCAGGGCATGAACTTTACGGATGCAGTTGCAATCACTAAAGACCGATTGCAACCATTAATGATTATAACCGGTCATTAATGGTTGGTTATAATTATTAATGGCCGGTTACAAACACTGATGCCCGCATCAGTGTTTGTCCGGCAGGCATCTTTCAGTCCGGATATGGAAGAACATCCTGATAACCGGCCTCTTTACCGGGATGGGACAAAACTGATGGACATCCGTCATGTTCATAAGCGTCTCCACGATAACATTTGGCGCATCTTTCTATTGTATAAATCAATAAAAGTACATCTTATGAAAAAGAAAGATCGCTTCGATTCCAATTGAATATCTATTCCGGACATCTGATGACATATAATGACATCTGATGAAGGGCCGGAACCATATCCGGGAACAATCATTTACTTTGCGGATGAAACAGGCACGCATATGGTGTCAAAGGTAGTCATCCTGTCTTGAAATTCAGGATGTTCCGCTGGGATTCACTAAATTGCGGCACGGAATCCGGATCCGAAGAGAGAATGAAACAGATGTCAAACCTGAAATTACAGTGATTATGGAAATAGTGAACATTGAGGCAAGGACCTTCGAGGCGATGCTCTCGGCCTTCCGGACGTTCGCGGACCGGCTGGACACCCTCTGCCGGCTGTACGGCGACATAGAGGAGAAGAAATGGCTGGACAACCAGGAGGTGTGCCTGCTGCTGAAGGTCAGCCCGAGAACCCTGCAGACCCTCCGTGACAACGGCACGCTGGCATACACACAGATCTGTCACAAGACTTATTACAAGCCCGGGGACGTGGAAAGTATCATCCGGATAGTGGAGGAGCGCCGCAAGCGGGCTGAAAGTATGGGAAGGTCGATCTGAAAGGCCATGAAAAACGAATGTCGAACAAAAAAAGATCAAGTCATGATGAATACCGATAACCGTCTGCTCACCCGTGAGAGCAGCGAGCATATAAGAGAGTTCTTCTCTACCGTCGAGCGTCTCTCCGTTTCCATGGAGCGTCTCTTTGCCGGCAGGTCACCGGCGATGGCGGGCGAGAACTTCTATACGGACCGCGAACTGGCTGAAAAGCTGAAAGTGAGCCGCCGCAGCCTGCAACAGTACCGGGACAGCGGCCTGCTTGCCTTCACCCGGCTGGGCGGCAAGATTCTGTACCGTTCTTCCGACATCGAGAAGCTGCTTGACGGCTGCTACAGGGAGGCGAGAACCAGACCGGAGGAACTTTAGAAAAGTTCCGTACGGGATCGTGAATGAAGGGGCGGGCGGTTGTCATACCGGCCGTCCCTTCGTTTTCTTTCCACCGGATGAACGACTTTAATTTGCTCATAAAGTATTTATACACAGAGTGTTTTCTTTATAAATTATGATCCGGTGACGACATTGGCATAACATGGCGGGACATGGAAACATTTTTCCGGTATGGCAATAAGATACGGGGATTCCATTATAAAAAAAGACCCTTATTTTATTATGTCATTATGTTATTCTGAAATTGGGGCGGGCTGCCCGTGTATCGGTGGAACGGTCCGTTCCTGTAATGGCGGCACATCCCGTACTGATATCATTATCCGCCGGCAATGTTGTTTCCCGGTCTTGCCGGAGTGACCTTATGCCGGCCGGTGACAACCGCATGTCCGTGTGTAAACATGGCGGCGCATAAAAACAGGCACACCCTCCGGGCTCCTGTCCCGTCGGATGCGCCTGTCTCCATCATGTCATATACAGCCGGACTACTCCGGCCCATGCCTCTATCTGAGTATCGGATTCGAGAGCAGTATCTTGTAATAGGCCACCCCGCCAATCTCTACCGGCATCCTCGCCATCATGAACTGCACGCTCTTCCTCTCCACCTTCGCCTGCCGCATGAGCCTCTGCACGATAAACCCGGCCGAGAACCTTGCGCATCTTTTATCCTTCCAGACGATGAACCCCTCGCTGTCGTCGGCCCGGCAGATATACCAGTCACCCGTCTCGTCATCGTGGGCGAAGTTCACCCGTCCACCGCCGAGGATTCCCAATTCGATTGACATCGTCTTTGACAGATAGACGGTTCCCCTGCTGTCAAGGTTGATGGTCCGCTTTCCCTTGTATGTGACTTCCTGCGGACGGGAGTTTTCCCTGTTGTATACTATCAGTGCCATAATTGTCTTTCTTTTATCGGTTGAACTGTTTTCGTTTTTCAATACATGAAGCTTTCCACCGCCAGCATCCGGCTTCTCCATGCGAAACCGCTGTGGGTACGTACCGCGTCCACTATCCTGCATACTTTCTGCGATATGGCCGATGCCGAGATACCCATGCATTCCGCCAGTGCCTTGAACGAGAACTGCGCCTCATAGAACCTGAGCATGAACATCCGGTATTCCTCGTAGGAGAACTTCTGCCTTACGAAACGCAGTATGTCCTTAACCAGCCTCTCGCACCCGTTCAGGTCGTCCTCGGAAAGGAATTTTGCCTCCTCGCCACATCGGAGGAAGAAATCATCTTCAGGGTGTGCATACCGGTTCTCCCTTTTAATCTTTACCAGGGCCGCCTTTTTGTAGCATCCGATGAAATACGCGTCATAGTCCGTTATGTCCTTTCCGGGAACCAGCACCTGCCTTCTTACGAAAAGGTAGGTGTCATGGAAATTGTCCTCGTCCAGCATTCCGTACCGGCGTAACGTCCCTCTCAACCTGTCATAGGATTTTGTGAACCACTCGTTGAACAGTCTTTCCTTTTCTGCGCTCTTGTCTGCCATAGCCTTATGTTTTTTTTGAGTTATACATGGCCTACACGGGTAGGCATTCTTATTTCTTGTGCTTCCTCCAGTTTGTTTTTCGGCGGTCTCCGGCAAGGCTTGCCGTGAAAAAATACGCTCACGCGAAGCGTGAGGAAGATTTTTTCACGAGCAACCAGCCCGCAGGGCCGCCTTGCGGGACCGGCCTGAAAAACAACTATTTTTGCCGCAAGAAATGAGGATGACAGATTACTTCCTTCTATCTATTGTCTGTCCGGTGAGAATTTAGATTCCATGCAGCTTTTCTGTCTTCGGTATGTTTGGAGAAATATTCAAGGATATGAAATGAGAACGGCAATACGTGATGTTGCGGAAGGAATGGATATGGGATTGGAAACAGGAAGCGTGCCCGGGTTTTCATGCAGTTTATACGGCGGTGTTGATTTTGAGGAGGATTACAGGGAAGTGACAGGATGGTCGGCTGTCGGAAAAGAAGCAATACCGGCGGACGTGGATATGGGCAAAACCACCCGTACATGCAATGCAGAGGGAGCAGGAGAGCCTTCACCACAGCCGGAGCCCCTTTTCATGCCGTATCCCGACATGAAAAGGGGCTCCTGGACAATTCTTTTCCTTTTTCCTTGTCGCACATGCACTACGTCGGTCGCAGTTTTCGCCTTCTGAATCAATTTTCCCGTCCGTCACCCGCGCATTCGGAGCGTTTTTCCGGCAGAAAATTTCACCGTACGGAAATTTTCTGCCGGAAACCGGAGGGAAAACGCGCAGATCCGCGGGGACGGCGGAACTTTGATGAAGAAGGGGAAAAATCACTCGTCCCGTAAATGCCTTCCCTCAGATGGCATCGCATATCTCCTTCTCCATCTTTTCCAGCTTATGGGACAGGACTTCCATGTCGCTGCTGATCTTCTGGTTGGTTATCCGGGCATATATCTGGGTGGTTTTCAAATCCGTATGACCCAAAAGACGGCTTACGGTCTCGATGGGCACACCGTGCGAGAGCAGCACGGTGGTGGCGTTCGTATGCCGGGCAACATGGTAGGTCAGCCGTATCTTGAAACCGCACTGCCTACCAAGTTCCTTCAATATGACGTTGCATCTGCTGCTGCTCGGTACCGGAAATACATGATCGTCCTTGGACAGCCCCTTGTACTTCTCTATGATGCGCCTGGGAACGTCCAGCAGGCGGATGTTGGACTCGGTGTTCGTCTTCCGCCGGCGGGTGATGATCCAGAGGTTGCCGTCGAAGAAGGTCTGGAGCCGGTCAGTCGTCAGCGCCTTCACGTCTGCGTATGCCAGTCCGGTAAACACCGAGAAGATGAAGAGGTCACGTACCAGTTCGCAGGTCCCGCTTTTCACCGGGACCTCCATCAGCGTCTGTATCTCACGCTCCGTCAGGTAGCCCCGGTCAACGCTCTCGAAGGAGTTGATGTACCCGGCGAAGGGATTGAAGGGAAGTGCACCGCTGTTGCGGGCGATGGAGATGATGTGCTTGAGCCCGATCATGTAACCCCATACGGTATTGGTGCGGCATTTCTTCTCCGTACGCAGAAAATACTCGAAGTTGTTGATGAAGGTCAGGTTGAGTTCCTTCAGGGGGATGTCGTCACGTCGGTACACTTTCGGGACGAACTCGCACAGGTGCTTGTATATGGTACGGTAGCGGTTGTATGTCCCCTGTACGCGGCTGTGTCCCACTTTCTTGATGAACTCCTCGTTGTGCTGTTCGAAGAGTTTCAGCAAAGTCTCCCGTTTCACGCCCAGTCCGAGGTAGACATCCCTCAGCCTGGCAGCAGTGACATAGCCGTCGGACTGCATCAGTTCCTGGTAACGACGGTTCACGTCCACACGTATCCGGTCAACCGCCGCATTGATTTTCTGTGCCTCGACGCTCTTGCCGGTGGCACGTGCCGTTTTCACGTCCCAAAGTTTCGGGGGTACGTCCAGCTTGCAGCTGAACTGCTTGATTTCGCCGTCCACCGTAAGACGGCACATCAGGGGGAGATAGCCGTTGGCTCTCTCGCTGCCCTTCTTCACGTAGAAGAGGATTTTGAAAGTCGATCTGCTCATACTCGTTTTCATACTTTTTTGATTGTTACAAAGTTAATATCAAGCGAGTTGTCTCCAAGTATGAAAAATTGTGCAAATTACTGAAATATAACCTGTTGTACCGTTTCTTGTTCCTATTATATCAGTAACGATATGGGAACTGAAGTCTTTCGCAACTTTTATCGAACCTCCTTTTTCAGCTTATGCAGTATTATGAGCTAAACACCTAACTGATTAGTGGACTGCATTTTTGCTGTATTATCATTAACCTTGCCTTTTTCTTTTACGTTTATTACAGTTCTTTCCATTTCATTTTGATCATTGAAATATCTGGATTGAACAGTAAATTTAGATCCCCATCCCGCTGCATGCGTGCAATCTATCCATGTTCTTGGGTAATTAGTATAGGCAGAACGTCCACATTTTAATGACACTATAGCAGGTACATTCATAGCTGTAGCTGAATCAAATGTATCTGTCAGCTCCATTACAGAGTTGGAATAGTTGGGTGTAGTCTGTATTATGGCCTTACGAGTATTATCGGTAGCTCTTAGCGTTATCTGCCCGTTATTATGAATAGCCAAAGCTGCATTATACATGTAATGCTGCTTTGAGAACATTAGACCTTGACAATATACTAACCCTCCCAAGCCTACTCTGAAATTTGCATTATCCCTCCCCTCATAAGATGCACCAGCCCATATACGAACAGATCCTATATCAAGGTTTGAAACATTACCGAAAGAAGTTCCATCACTGGCGAAGCCACATTCTGGAGTATTGTTTTTATTCCTGCAGATGATGGAGTTACTTCCAGAAATTCGTCCATCCGATTCAACTTGAAAAGTTGGTTTCGTAGGTACACCTTTATCATTGCATCCTCCTCCCGACCATATACGGATTGTACCAGTGCCACATATTCCACCGGTTGGATTTCCTTCAGGACCTACGGCTACGGCTCCTGTCGTGATAAGCCCGCCATTGATCCTCGTCCTTGTATTATCATAGGAAGAGACAAGAACCCAAGAACTTCCATTCCATCTCTTGATATCTACTCCATTTACCCAAAGATCGTTTTCTTTCACTCCGAATATAGGACCACTAACACTTGTTTCATAAAATACTCGTGCTTTTCCATTCGCCGTAGTCTGGGCTGTACCAGCTGCCGCATTTGCGTTATTAGCAGCGTTACTTGCGGCTTCCGCCTCTGATAAAGCGTCATTGACACTTCGAACGATTCCTGATAGATCCGGCTTATCCTTTATATTGTCATATCCGGTCGTGCCTCCAAGGAACTTCATGTTTCCACATATCACACGGTCAACCAAGTCGATATACATGGAGCCGTCTGGAGATTTGATGAGTTTGGTTGTCATTCGTCCAGGTAAAATCTCTGTGTATCCATAGATGGTTTCCCAACTTCTTTTTCCATCGAATTCAGTGCCTAAGGTTCCTACTAGAAAATAATAATATCCATCTCCCGGCTCGATATGGGGATAAGCTTCTTTCGTCAAAAGATATGTTCCTTTTGAACTGTTTTTTGCACATTTGAGATATAGATAGAAGGGTGATTTATCATCACCCAAATAGGGGGATGTATAGCTTTCTATATCCCAAAACATATATTCTGATGCATTATGGGATGTGGAAATCGAATCGATCCCTAATGTCATATGCTGAATGATACCGACAGGGGCAATAAATACCTTAGTGGTATTATTGATTTCAAAATATGGTAAATACTCTATCGGATTAGTTTTGTTATTGACATATCTGTATTGTAATTGCTCTGACCCGATACGAGCTTGCATCGTTGATATTGTGATAGGATTGATGGAAGCACTGAATCCTTCTATTGCGTTTTCCAACATTTTACCGGTTTCTACCATGTCACGCCATCGGCGCATAGTAAGCGCTAGAGCTTCTTTATACTTTTTCTCATTCTTGATCTCTTCTGCTTCCAACTTGCCGATTTGATCTTGCAGAAAGCCAGAGACAGGGGTGTTACTCAATTCCAACTCGGGACTATGCGGTTTATTGATGTAATCCCGGACTCCCGTAATTCTGATCAATATGCCCTGCGGCTGAAACTGGGTGTCGGAGAAATCGACATATCCCCCGGGAACGAGCTTGGCTCCGATAGCCAGCCAGTTCTTCTTGGCCCAGATGCCGTCCAGGGACCCGGAGAAGGTGAATTGTTGCTCCTCGTGTTCATACAGGTAGCATACCGCTTCCTTGAGCATGTCCCAGCTTGCGCCTGTCTTGCTGGTGTTATCACAGATATAGGCGGCTGGGAGTGATATGTTGAAGACGGCATACTTGTCTCCGGCCTTTGGGTATAGGTCGCTATTCGGCAAAGAGTGTCCATCTTGATCGTTAGGAACGATCTCGAACTTACGGTCTTTATGGATGTATTTTACGTCGAACTCCCGTCCGGTGAGCCGTCCGGATTGGAATATGACCGTCATGTTCTGACCTTTGATCTGGTAGTTGGCGAAATCGAGGTCCGCAGGTATATCCGAGTCAAATATATTGTAGAATGTAAGGTCTTTCCCGTCGGAGTCCTTTCCCGGTAGCGTGTCCACCTTGGATATCATTCCTACCCTGCTCGGATAAATATGGTTGGCGTCGAAGCTGTCCTCGTTCCGTGAGGATAATGTCTTGTCTGCCCTAGTCACGTACATTCCGTCCGGATCGGTCTTGTAGGTTCTTCCCTCATATTCCAAAGTCTGTGACTTCGGGAGTAACAAGGTTTGGCTGCCATAGGAGGAGAAGTCTATATTCTTCTCTCCCCCCTGTACGTACAGAATCTCTACGGGTAGGTTGTCGCCAAGGTTTGTCCTTCCTACTCCGGGTACGAATCCATTCCCCTTTCCGTAACTAAGCGCTACGGGATTATCCTTGAACTTTTCCAGCTTTCCCAAGTGTATGGTCTTATTGACCACCTCGAACTCGGTATTGAACTCTTGCGCCAGTCGCCCGAGTACGGTCCAACAGTTCTCGTGATTGAATGATAGTAACTTCTCTGTCGCCTCGATGCAGTTCCCTACTGTCCATCCGGAGTCATACAGGTTTAGGTTTTCTACCAAAAGCTTGAGAAATAGTGCCGGTTTCGCCGTCATCGGGAACTTTAGCTTGTAAGGCTTCTCGGTCAACAGCTTGTATTTGTATTTTTTCAAGATTTCCTCATTGCCACCGAAAATGACTTTATAATCGAAGATCCGTGTCCCTTTTTTCTCGAAATTCTCGGGGTACCACAATGTGTACCGCTCACCTTGGAACTCTATATAAGAGCCCGTTGGGACTTCCACGTGTCCCGGAAGCGAGTAATGAAGTTCGATCTTCTTCGCTTGCATAATGGCCCGGTAGCGATAACTATCATCATTTACCGGAATGTCCAATAAGATTTTTCCTGTGTTGTTGTATATAATCATATTATTGTTTGTATTTAAAGAATAAAAGAAATAAAGCGATCAATGCTATTCCAGATAGAAATCCATAAAAGAAGCCATGGAAAGGATGGGCTGTTGTTTGGATTTCTGTTTGGGTGGATTGATGACGTAGCCTAAGGCTGTCTAACTGACGCTCATAAGCGTATACCAGTTCTTGTAAACTGTCGCAAGATGCTGTGGCTATGACCGTTCCTTTTTCATAAGCAAGTCTCAAGGACGCTTGTCCTGATTTCTGCTCAAATATGGCTCCGGTGGGTAAGTTCCGTAAGCTATCGATCGGAATCGATGCCTGGGCTATCGACATCGGGATGGTCGCGAGGGTAACGGATACCTTTTCGTTCCACGACAGGCTGTCGGTGGCGGCGGTAATTCCTACCCGTTTGGTACTCCCGCAACCTGTTGCGGACAGGGCAAGCAGAGTAATACCTGCAAGTCTCCAGCTTAAAAAGAATACTCTCAAGACTGGCCAGTTTTTCAAGTATATTCCTGTTTTCATCATATAATCTAAGTATTGTCTCATTATCTCGATTGGCCATGATGCGTGAGAGGTCATCCTTGTCCAACTGGCTCTTCCGGCGTGTTGCCTTAAAGTTTATGAGCCAGTTAACGAGGGCTGTCAGGCCTCCCGTGCCCAGCATGGCCAGTAGGGTGTCCCAGTTCATGACATTTGATTTAGTTTATGCGAAATATAGGTTAGCCTCGGCCCGACGACGTCGGATGAGTCCGGCAAGCAGCACGCCTTTTGCCTTATTCCAGCGGGCGAACTCATTCCGGATATTCGGGTTGGCGGGATTCGCTTTGACGCAGCGCAATAAAGTGGAACGTAAAAAGGCGGAAATGCCGACGTTGAAGACAAAGGATACCAAGGCGTCAAGTTGATTCTGGTTTATGCCGTCGCATTCCCGGATTACCAGTTCCTCGATAGGTATTAGGTCGTTAACAAGGAGGCGCTCTGCCTCAAGTTCATCTATCGTATCATGCGGACGGACCCCTGCTGTATGGCCATAGCCGATCGTCCATACTCCTGCGGGGCATCGATAAGCTTTTAAACGCAGACTTTCGAAATCCTTTATTAGCTTGATTCCCCGGATACTGATATGTTGATTTCCAGAGGTAGGCGAATACTGATTGTTTTCTTGTGTACTCATAGTTTTAAATTGTTTTTTATGTTTGTGACTGATTACGGAGGCAAAGTAACAGGCATAAAATGTACTCTCAAAATGAAGTTCTAAACGTGATAAGGATTGTTGTTATCGTTGAAAGTTTTCAATCTCTTCCGCCGCTTTCTTTATGCGTCCTTTCTTTAGCTCCTGCTTGGCTGGATAGGATAGATAGCGATTGAAAGTTGCGTACGAGATAAAGAAGCGAGGGTAGATTTCTGTCTTATAAACGTGTAGTTGGGTTATACCGTGACGTTTGCGTTCCAATACAAGATCTTGTATCTCCACCATTCGTAATAGTGTGTTTTTGTTTCTGTAAGACATAAGTTTGAATTTTTAGGTTTATACTATTTTGTGGTTATGAAGAAAATTATCTACCTTTAGGGCGATATTTTTAAGTCTTAACACAATGCAATATTAGTTGATAATTTTCAACTATACAAGAATGAAGGGAGATAATTTTATAATTCTATGGAAACGATTTTACAAAGAATAGAGAAAATAGCTCTAAATGAGGGGATAAAAATCACTTCGTTTGAGAAGAAAATTGGAGCAAGTAAGGGAGTATTATCCCGTGCTATTAACAATGGCACGGATATACAGTCGAAGTGGCTTCAATCAATTGTTGATAATTTCCCCCAATATTCGGCGGCTTGGTTGCTTACGGGTGAAGGAGATATGCTGAAAGGGGAGAGCGTTTACGACGATATCGTGCGTATTCCCATGGTGGATATCTCGGTAGCGGCGGGAGCTGGTTATTGCAATAAGGATTATGTAGAGGAGTTGGAGATGATTTCTCTACCCCGTTCGATGGTGAGTCATGGGCATTCTTTTATTTGTGTCCGGGTGAAAGGACATAGTATGGCGCCTTCGATTCTAGATGGTGGTTATTTGATTATACATAAGTTAGAAAGGTCAGAGTGGGTGAATATCCGTGATGGTTATGTATATGTAGTAAGTGACAATGAGGGACGCGCTTTTGTCAAGCGTCTCAAAAACCGTCTTCGGGAGAATGGTTTCGTGGTTTGTATGTCTGATAATGCGGATAAACAGAACTACCCTAATTTTAATCTAATGGAAGAGGAACTGAATACGATATGGTATGCGGAATGGTACTTTAGCGCAAAAATACCGAATATCCAAGATTCTTACTATCATAAACAAGCGGAACTGGAAGATCGCTTTGATGATCTCTCTGCTCAAGTTAGGCATTTGACTTCTTTAATCAAATATAAGTAA